TTGTGGGCATTTCACCACTAACGCCGAGGCGAAGCGTATTTACGCCGATTATTTAACCCACCAGGCAAACTAGGAGAAAAGATAATGAACGATTACACCGCCAACGGTTTTGCCAATCGCCGCGCTTATCTTGAGAGCCTGTGCGAAGAATATGACCGCGACACTGTTTATATGCTTGCCGGCCTACTCGGAAGCTCGGAAGATTTTGACGGGCTAGTAACTAGCCTTGAAGATTACGCCGACGAATTTTGATGCACACTAGCCCGCTAACGTGCGGGCTTACTCTCACCCACTAGGAGCCAATAAAATGAACAAAACCGAAGCAATGCGCCGCGCACATCAACACAATACACTGCAGCAACTAGGATTCACTGCCGAGCAAGTGAATAGCCTGCGCCGGATTAGCATCACCCTGCACCGCTGGCACGAATTAGAGTGCGGTAATGATTATGGCAGCATTGAACGCGACGAGACAACCGGCAAGCCATTCATGAGAACCCCACGCGGGAAACTCTATCCAGTAGCCGACCGCGAAGCCGGCGCGCTTAAAAGATTGGCCGCTATTGTCCATGACCGCAACATCCGACAACCCTTTGCAGAATCGCCGCTTTTAAGCACCTACATTCAAACCGACCCACGCGGAGCCGCGCTCTATATCTTGCGTCCCAATGATGTACCGGAAGGCGCAGACCCTGCCGCCTATTACTCGCGCGGTATCTGCGTTTATTGAAAGGCCGACCATGTACACAACACAAAAGCAAATTAGGACCGCGTTTTATGCCGATCATCCGACAATCAAACGCCGCCCACAGAATGAACAAGACGCAACAATCCGCACCGCTTTTTGTGAATTTATTGATTCACTACACCGCGCCGGCCTAATCTCTGATGCGCTTGTTGCTCGCGCTACACTTTGAGGAATTATCAAAATGAAAATTATTATCCGCATAGATAAAAACTACGGCATTGAAACCGCTTACCCCGCTTGCCCACAGTCCCGCTTATTGGCCGACCTTGCTGGCACTAAAACACTGACGCGCCGCGCACTGGATACCATCGCCGCGCTTGGCTATTCAATCACGCTTGCACAGGAAACAAGCCGCACGTTTAAACACTTGGAGAACGCATCATGCTGAATGACCATTATGAAATCACGCTAGCCACGCACTGGATACCCGCTTTAGTAAACTTGGATTACAGCGGATTAGAAGGCAACGAGGAAAACGACCTAGATGCTTTTATGTATGACTATTGGCGCCTGCAAGATGCAACTTTTGCAGTCCACGATTTCACCCCGCAATTTGCTACAGATGAAGTATCGGGCTTACTTGCCGACTGCTATACCTGCCGAATTTATTTTACCAAGGAGACCGCCGACCATGCTTAAACCTAATCACGATATAACGCCGCCTTGTTATCTATCCACTTCGCGCGGCCAATGGCGCATCATATGGCGCGGCCAAACCTTGTGCGCTGACAAAGCCACAGCCGCCGAAGCACTGGCCGCAGCGAAGCAATTGAAGGTTATTCCCGACCCCGAATGGTTTTGGAATGGTGAACAAGGCCGGTTTGACCCGATACCAGGCGCGCCGCGCCAGGTTGACGAAGCCGCGTTTTTCACGCTCGAAATGCAACCGGCAAACCCGCAGATTGATACCACGCTGCCGCTTTTTTAACTGGAGATCAGACAAATGAAACGCCGCCAATATTTGAATGATGTAATCCGCTTGTGTAAAAACGCCGCCGAGATCAGACGCAGCGCAGAAAACCCGAGCAAATACATGACGCGAACCCACGTTTTATTGCATTATGTCGCGCTCAAACGGCTAGGAAATCAGACGGAAAAATAAACCTTGACAATTGCGAGAGTCACGCTAAGATATGCAACAGGTACTAGCGTGACAACCTACCACTTACAGGAGATCAGACGATGCACCCAATATTTAACGGCAGAGAAATAGTAGGACACGCAAAAAGCAAACAACACGCCGAGCAGGTTATCAGACGGGCAATCACAATACCAAAACCCTTTCGGCTTGTAATCGCCGAAAGATCAGACATTTTGCGCGAGATATATAACTCAAAAGCAGGTTTTATTTATTCAATTGTTTACTAGGAGATCAGACGAATGTTTACTTTTTATTACAATGGAATGTATATCAATGGAAGTTTTTCACGCTCAGATTGTTATGTAACGGACGATACATTTTATTTTTTGGGGCGAATGTTTAAAAGCGCACACGCCGCAAAAATAGTAATCACCCGCGCACGCCGCGCAGGAATACCAACCAGTAGATAGGAGATCAGACGAATGAAAACAAAAGACTACACGCTTACTGGCGCAGAACTGCAGATACTTGTTCATGCACTGGCCGATTATAAATACCACCTAAAGCCGACCGAAAGCATACTGGCCGACCCCGAAAGTAATAGATCGCGCCTATATCTGTACAACACGACCGCAGCATTATTAGACCAAGTTAAAACCGACTTACGCTTGCTATAGGAGATAAGACGAATGAAACAAATAGCCACTTACCCGAACGCAGATTATGGTATCGAGTCCCGCGTATATCAGACGGACACTGATTTTCGTGTCGCACTGTATGACACTGACGCAGATCAGCGCGTCGCGCTACTTATCCGCTATCAAACACTGGCCGAAGCTATCGTAAAAGCTAAGCGCCTGGCTAACATCAATTAACAGGAGATCAGACGAATGAGAACACTGGCCGAAATACAATCGCACGCGCTTGCTATTGCAGAGTCGCATTTCTTCGCCGACCCCGATGAACGCCTGGCATGGGAACCCTTCGAGAATTATCCTGACGAATGGATAGATGGACAAATATCTGATATGGCCGATATGCTTACGCACGCTATGATATGGGCACAACAAGGAGAGACAGCATGACCAATTTTAATACTGCACTGACGGGCGAATTGATTAAGATGAAATCACTCGGCATATGGATACCGCCAGCAGTAATGCAGACTGCCGAGACATTGTGCGAGTCACGCTTTGGCAGCTTGAGCGTATCTCAAATTGCCGACCTGCTTATGACCACGCGGGGAAAGATATGACAAAAATACAAATGCTATTGATGGAGATCATCACCCTAGATGGTGCGGAATGGAAGGATATAGTCGATTACATACGAGAAAAGAAAATCAAGATCACGAACTGGCATAAGGTACGCGCCGAATTACAAGGGTTGATTGATTCGGGCATGGTCTACCGACTACAGCAAGTAAACAGTGAAATCTATGTGAGGACAACATGAGCCATGTATATAGCAAATCAGAAACCGCCATCGAAACGATGGTAGAAATCCTGGAAAAGTTTTGTAACGATAACAATCTGCCGCATCAAGATGCCAACGAATTGATAATGAGTAAACAACTTACTGATTTTCAATTCGGGTTTTTGATAGCATACTGCCGCATATGGGATGCGATGGACTTATAGGAGATCAGACGAATGGAATATACCGACTTGAAAATGTATTCAATCCATCTCATTGAAGATGAAGATGGTCATGTCCGTGTATTTTCCGACTGGACTGGCGCCGGTTTCAGAGTGTTGTCAGTAGGGAATGAGATCATGGAAAGTTTGCATGAAATTCAGCCGCATACAAACGATGAATTAACTATCGAACTATCCATGCTCTCTAACCTTGAACATTGATTGAGTCAGGCTTTGTGAGAATTGAAACAGGCCGACCCGTAACATATAGTCATTCGCATCCTCGCCGACCGAATCACTCATCCATGCCGGCCAGCCTATATCTGCCGCCGCCTGCTGACCAGTCCCACTGTGATCGTTATCCGCCACCACCAATCCAGATTTTAGGTCTTGTCCTATTTTTTTCATATTGCCGGCAGAGAAGCAAACGTAAATCGTGTACCGCCGCTTAACCTGGGTCATGACAGCGCGAACACTGAGTGCAGTAGCGTATCCCTCACACAAGATGTTCATGCCGCCATTGTCGAACACGAACGATGCGCCAGCACTACGCTGCCCGTACAGGAACCGCTTGCCACCGTCCTCGTCTATCTGCTGCACGCCCACAATACTACCGCCCACCCGCATAGGGATCAGAAGAACCGGCTTGCCGTCCTTGTGATAAACATTGCCCTGCTCTTTCTCGAATCCCTTTGCGCGCAAGTAGGCATGGCTACTGTAACCAGATTGATTCAGCATAACCACCGCTTTCCTGGCGGCCTCGCTCTGCTTACGCCGAGTCTCCTGCTCTTGCTCTTGCTGCTGCCGGCGCATATCCGGCATTGATGGAAGGTTAGCACGCTCGCTTGCGTCAGGCTTCCATATCGAAACCACCGTATCCATCGCATGATTCTGCACGAACCCGACAGTACCTAGAAACTTGACCGCACCATTGCGCGAACGCGGATGATCGTCGGTCGGGTACCGTTTCCAAACACCGATAGGCGGATAGTCATGGATGATGATGCCAAATGATCTAGCGAAGTCTAAAAAATCCATTAGCGTTTACCTACCGACTTTAGGAATTGATACATCTTCTTATCCACGAACTTCTTAATCTCAGTCGATGGCATAACCGGCGCATTCTCAATCAACCCTTTCGGCCAGACGCCAAACTTGTCACGATAGGTATGCGACGCACGACCACGCGACCACCCTTGATAGCGGATATACCATTGCATAGCCGACCAGAAATCCTGCTTACTCTCACGCGATACGCTGCCGGTAGCAAGTTCTTCCATCTTTCCATCGACTGTAACGACAGAGTTCCGACGCTCGCGCACATACCCGCAGTTGTGGCAAACGTCAGACCCAACTGGCCATAAGACCGAACACCGCTGACACTTGCTGGCTTCCTTCTCCTTTAGAGTCGGTTCTTTCTTGGCCTTCTCTTTGCCGTCATCTAGCTCACTGACGCCGGCTTCAAATACTTCATCCCAATCTTCTCGGAACCGTAAGTAGTTACCGCTGTGATCCAGCCAGACTGCAAATGTTTTATCAGGATCCATCGGGTTCCCACGCATGACCCTGCCCATCTGCTGTATGTGCGACGACAGAGACTTGGAGAATGGCCGCGCACTGACGCCGATCATTACGTCCGGCACATCAAAACCCTTCGTCAAAATGTCAGTTGCGATCAGCCCATGTATCTTTGTGTCCGGCCTTGAGAAGTCTGCGATCACCTGCTTTTTAAACTCATCGTCATCCTTGTAGCTTATGCAAATGAAATTAAATCCGCGCTCCTGAAACTTGCGGGAGAGATCCACGCCATGACTGACGCCGGCGCAGAACACAATGGTCTTGCGCGGCATATTAAATATTTCGTGAGTCTTTTTAATCCACTCGGACACAACATCGCCAGTGATCTTGATGCCGCGCTCAGACGTTTCTGCCTGCGACCACTCGCCTGCTACTTTCTTAGCGCCTTCCATGTCTATTTCTTTGGCCAAGAAAACCCGTAGCGGAACCAGCACATTGTCATCTACTAGTTGCTTGGTCGTTACCGGACTGATGACGTTATCGTATATCTTGCCGAGACCTTTAGTGAATGGCGTAGCCGTCAGTCCGATGACGCGAACGTCAGGATTATTTTTAATGAACTCTACTGTTTGATCTCTTGTTGCGTGACACTCATCTACGATCAGGAGATTCAATCCTGGGAATGAACCGCGCCGCTCTAATGTCTGAGCCGAACAGACCTGAATGTTTTCATGCGGACGATAGCGCCAATGGCCGGACTGCAAAACGCCATGCTCAATCGAATACTTCTCTAGCCGCTTGCTTGTCTGATCGCATAACACGATACGATCCAGAAGCATTGCAGCCTTGTTGCCTTTATCTTTTGTGGCCTTCATTAGTGCTATGGCCATCTCTGTCTTGCCGCTGCCTGTCGGGGCGACTAACACTTGCGCTCGCTTACCTTGAGCAAAACCTAAACGCAATTGCTCAAGCGCCTCTTCCTGATATGGACGAAGTTGTAGTGACATCTCTGCCTTTCTGTGCCGGCACACATGCCCGCCGGCCTGGGCGTTTAAATTACGTTGCTTTTAGTTTCTTCACGAGAGAATTACACTGGCGCATTAGCTGCGCATTCTCCCGTTGGAGAGAGTCACGAGAATCTGTGACTGCTCTTAATTCTATCTCTAACAGCCTGATCTGTGCACGCAAATCTTTGATGGTTGACTCGGCCATAGCCTTATCAAGATCGTCAGCATCCATCGCGGCAATGGCTAACTTGTCAGCCAAATCTTCGTTGTCTTGTCGCAACATATCAATCGCCGCTTTTAACTTCTCAGATTCAATTTCCTTGGCTTCCTTCTCAAAATCCTCCTCAACTGTAGGTTTCCCTACAGTTGTTTTATCGCCGCCCTTCTTTACTCCTGTAGGCGTTTTCATTGTGCGAACTTCGCCATCTTTAATGTATTTTGTAGCGCCCTTCTCAATGCCGGACTCTTCCCGCACCTTCTGAACAAGATCAACGCTGCAATGGCAGGCAGTTGCTATGGCCTTGTTATTCCAATCGCGCCACTCTGCATCAGCCAGCATGATCATAATGGCCTTGCGCTTATCCGCTGCTGTGCGCCGCAGTCCATGCTCATCATTGGCGCCGAGCGAATAAAGAATCGCATCACGGATTGTGCCGTTAATAACAGACGCCTCGATACCTGGCGAGCCGACCTTCTGCGTGGCAAAGTATCTGTGGAAACCATCGGCCAGATAGTAATCAACGCCGTCAAAGAATACTGTGACTGCCGGAAAGATCGAGCCAGTACGCATCGACTCCGCATAGTCTGCAACCGTATCCGAATTGATCGTAGCACGCGCCTGAGTGCCACAATCAATTCTAATTTTCTCCAAATTCAAGTGCATTTAATTCTCCTCGCGGGTAAAAAAATATACCACCGCAGTAATAACTAATAACAGCATACCGATACCAACCAGCACGCCACCCATAAACGTCAGCATTGCAAATACTTCCATTATCTATCCCCCAATAATACGCAACAGGTAAGATCATACAGGAACAATGTGCTGCATCTTCATTGAAAAAAACTATCTGTTTTTAACTGTTGATAGATTTGTTGTACAACTCAATGGTCATTGCCATCAGATCCCACTCTGTCATTTTGTATCTTGTGTAAAAACCCCTGCTACCTAGCCCGTGATAACCAGACTTCCCTACGTGATGCTCTGGGCATAGCGGAATAACCAGCCAATCCGACGCCTTCTGAGCGCCGCCTGCTGCGTCCCGTGGATGATGCAGGACTGCCGGCGTGTATCCATGTCCTTGATGATGGCACATCACGCACCCGATCTCCGCTACCCCATTCATGTACTGCTTGATAGTTTTCATTTATAGATTTTCATATCGCAATAGTTATTCCATATGGCCATCTCCATCTCAATAGTCTTGTAATCATGGCCGCATGTAGCGCACCGCCGCTTTCGCTCGACATAATTAAACTGGCCAACATCATCATGAAAGTGCCTCGTATCTATTACTGACGTTTTGTTTTCACTACACGCCGGACACAGCATTTTTATCCTTTGTTACTTTGTGTGTTGTGTACTGGCTTTGGCTATCCTTGTTGCTGCAAGCTTTGCATATCCATCGCGGCCTCGATCTTGTTGCCTTTAAACTGCCGCCTTCCAGTGGTTTGAATGTTTGGCAGCCACCGCAGAACTTCCGATCTGATTCACTCATTTTTCGTTGCTTCTCCTCTCATGGCTTTAGCTAGCTCCGGCAAACCCCAATCATCACAGATCTTGGCGCACCGATGCCGTTCTTTAATAGTCACCATCTCAGAGAATCTATACATCCACGCCAGTGCATCAATGTCCGGCGCGTATATTAGATCCTCTTCTTTCGCGGCTTTCTTGGCCATCCTAAGTATTTCCTTATCCAACTAAATGCTCAACAAGAATTTTAAGTAATGGAACAAATATGGCCAGGCCGAACCAAACAATACAAGCGATCACAATCCAATTAACAACCTTTGAATTGCCTGCTGTGTCGTAGGACATACTTTCATTTCCATGGTTGCTTAAAATTTCCTGCATAAATATATCGTCGTTAGTGATCTTTGGTTTTGAGTACGGCACATAATGCGCGCCGATCTCTATGCGTGGCTCCTTAATAAACTGTCCATCTCTCAACATAAATCCTCCTCACTTGCCGGGTTTCATCCCGCTAATATGGTCAATCAGACCGTTTGCAATAATTACCCCATCAAATGCAATCGCATTAGCTGGATCGTATTGGCGAATGGTTTTCTCCATGTCACGCAATGCCTGCTTGTATCCTGCATTGAAAGACTCTTCCCCCTCCAAGATCATAGTGATCGCATCACGCACAATTGAAGATGCCTTGCGCCCCTTTGCTGCTTCCTTCAGTTTTAGGTATACCGACTCAGATAAATGCACCGAGTACGGGATTAGTTTTTTGCCTGTTTCCATGTATTGAACTCCGTTTTCATTCCGATTAACTTGTCGATAGCCTGTTTGCTTTTAGCAATTTCAGACCGGCTTTCTACTTTTAAATATGTCTGCATCCAATCTGTTGCCTCTGCCTCAGACTTCTCAAATATCGCCGACGACTCGTCGAGAAAATCCCAGAACATTGGATCCCTGCAAAGCATACCGGCTACCCTAACCATATCCCTGCCTAGCTCAGCCTCCCTATTCATTGGCCGCTCTTCCTCTGTCAGTCGAACTAAGACTGTCATGTAGCGCGCTCCAACAAAGTCGCGCAGGATCTCTTCCGGCACTTCATCGGGATGGATTCTCAAGGTAAGTACATACCCTGAGTTATCCTGTTTCATCGCCACCTTTACTGATTCAAACTGGCTGGTTTCCATCAGCTTATGTCCTCAATCCTCATTACATACTTGCCCTTGCTGTTCTTGCGCCAGCCGTGGACTTCAATCCTGATGCCGGCGTCCCTAACCTTGGCCACCGTATCAGACTCTTGGATCTTCTTGATCCTGGCAGCTACGCCAGTGCTGGTGACTTGCACCGCCAGCACTTCATCCTTGCGTATTGCCAGAATATCCGCCCATCCCCACAAGTCCTGACGAATACGTTTCCACGGGTTCCATTTCTCCACTACCTCGCAGTGGTATCCCTGTTCCCGCAGAAACTCCAAGCTCCGCTGTGTCGGCGACTTGGTTGCCATTAGAAGGGTAGATCGCCTTCATCAAGCACCGGCGCCGCTTGCTTCGGCATGGGCGCAGCTTCATCTGGTTTCTTGTAGGTGTTTACCTTGATTGAGAACCACGGTCCGTAGTTACCATCCTGCTGCCATGCGTCCAGCTTGATAACAATATCGTCGCCCTCAATCTCATTAAGTAGAGTGCGCAGGAATGAACGATCAAATGACATCTCACCGTACATATCTGGAGATTTAGGGTGAATCTTGTTCTTGCTGTAATTCAGTCGGCCACTATTCGGATACTTGTTCATTTAGCTTTTCCTTAAATTGTTTGAATTTATCTAACACCATATCGAAACTAGGCTTGTCGTCTGCCTTCAGCCTGTCGAAGATCACTCGGTTAACCTTGAAGATACTGGTCACATCATCCGGCGTCTGTGCCATCTCCAGTGCAAAGTTAGTTACCTTTAAGACCGACACTGCCCAATCATCAATCGTTGTCTCTGGCTGCGCGGATACCTTCAACTGCCACTGGCCTGCTCCGCCCTCAAGTTTCTTTGCTGGTGCCTCTGGTGCTGCTGCTGGTGCTGGCTGTACCACTTTTGGTACTGGCACTGGCGGTGCTGGTGCCTTCGGTGCTGGCGGGCGGGTTGAGTTTGCGTCGTCATCCTCTGGCGCAATACCGCAGGCAGTCATCAGGCTATACCGGCGAGCATATGTCAACGCGCTACCAAATCCCTGTGGATCTGCCTTTGCTGCCGGTACAAACAACCAGCCAGAAACCATTTGCTCACCAGACTCATGGATGAATACAGTCTGAATCTTGATGCCATCAGGATGCTCATCCGTTAATTGCATCAGGAAGATGCCGTTATTGTTCAGCCCATCTACAACCGCCTCGATACACGCCGACAGATCCGCATACTTTGTTCTGAAGTGCGGGTTAGTGCTGGTCTTGAGCGCAGGGCCGAACTCCTTCTGCGCCTTTACCAGTGCTGCTGCTACTTGTTTCATTCAATCCCCTTAGAAGCAGTTGGTCGTGCAGTTATTTCCGTAGCAGCAAGTTGTGCATGTAACGTATCTTCCGTTGTAGCTGTAGCTGCTGGTCGTGCAGGTTGCATAGGCCATAGATGCTGCGCTGATTGCCCAAATAGCGATTAGATATTTCATGGTTATCTCCTTAAGATTCTAGGGTTGTGCTGCGTTCTTCAACGTACTTCTGGTACTGCGGGCAGAACTGGCTGACCTGACAAAACCCAGTGCATCTTGTCCGGCCACCTTCTCTGACTTCAATCTCATGATCTTTCAGCGTAGCAACTAAATCCTGTGCCTCTGCTTTGATACTGAATACTCGCTTGGCTCTGACGCCGCCAATCTTCTTGACTGCGTAGGTAGTGGGCTTCTCCCACATATCTGCCGGCGTACACTCAGGTAAGTCGTGGCCAATCTGTACTGACAGGCTGGCCTCAGAATGCCGGTGCAACTTATCGCTTACAAACTTCTCTCGCTGCTCATATGTCCATAATGGAATATCCAATGTGACTATCGGTGCCTGCGGGTAACTCTCCTTGTTCACCGCATCACGCCGGCTCCAATCACGGACGATCCCGACAATCTGCAAGCCGCCTACCGTATCGCCCTTGGCTCGCTCTACCAGCCATGCGTATAGGTTTAGCTGCTCTACCCAATCTTGCTTTTCTTGCTGGACTGCCCAGGCTGACGTTACTTTGTAGTCCTTGATATGGATCTTGCCGTCTACAATCTCTTGCAGATCAAGCGCGCCGGAGATATTCCAGCCGTCAAACTCAGTGAACAACCGCTCTTCAACAATATGGTTGTCGCCCTTGCCATGCTGGAGAATGTTATGTACTGCTGTACCAAACAGTGACCAGACCATATCGCTTGCGTCCTGCTCAATCTCCTCCGAATGCTTAGCGCGTAGCTGCACTAGCTGGGGCGGAGATAATAACTCAGTCACAGAGATATGTGCCGCTCCGCGTGAATACTGTGGCCGTTTGAGTACATTAACAATCGTATCTGGTAGGCCGAATTTATTAGTTAATATCATTTTTATCCTATGGATACGTGTAACGAATTAGTTAGTGCTAACATTTTTTTCTTATTACGATACCGCTCGGTGCGCTCGGCGGCAGTCATACGATGGCGTGGTTTGTTTTTCCCCTCGCCGAATGCGTAGACTTGCGTACAGTCGCGCCCCTTCCCATCCTTCTCCCATGCAGACACATGAACAATCTTGTGTTTTTTAAAGCACCGCATAAGTTTCTGTGCGGTTACTAAATGAATCCCTGTCTCTGCAACTAGATCATGGGTTGTGCATGGCTCACTGATTAGCATTTTAAATATGCGCGCATACATTTCTTGGTTCACTTTTATAAGGCTCATTTAAATTCTTTGCCATCAATTTCATGCCAAGTGCCAGGTTTTATGCGCGGATCTTTACTGATCTCCCGCGCCAAATACCACTGCGCTTTCTTCAAATCTTCTAGTCGATCACCCTTCTTGCCAGCACGAGATACATACTTGATGACGTTCCCCAGGTTGTAGCCTAGTTGCTTGGCCTCAATGAAATCTATGGTCTCAATGCCGCCATCTTTGTAGTGCGTTGGATTGTTTACGTTATCTGTCATGAATTGCTTTCAGCGGGAAATAATTTCCCATAACTTCTTTGTAATCAAAATATTCTTTAAAGCAGTCTGAAATCTGTAATTGTTCTGGGCTAACAAACTGCACGGTATCGTTGTAGGTATAAACAGCTTTTGGTATCCACTTTCCTCCCAGCGCAAACTCATGCCCAAGATCAGTAATCTTCCAGAGGCCAGAGTGCTTTGTCTTTGAGTCTTTTTCTATTGGCCTTCTTTCCACTAATCCCCACCACTTCAGACTTGGTAACTGGTTTGATCTGACTAGCCAGCGCGGCGCTTTAGTCGGAACATCTACCCACTCTATCGGCTCATCAATGTTTTGGTGCATCCCAGCCAACCAAAGTAAAGACTTGGCCATAGTCGCATTGATATTTCTTTTATATATCCGACCCCACCTGTCGCATACAGGGCAATGCCCGCCATCTCCCATAATTACTTCTTGCCAATCCTTCTTGGCATCTTCGTTATCCATTGTTATTCTCCTTGCTATATCTTTTGTGAATTTAAAAATTTTTGTAATCATCTCCCATAATGGAGGCAAGGTACTCCTCCTCTTCCTCATGCAATATCTTCGTCCACCTATCCATCCTCCTACCCTTTTCAACAACCACAAATTCTCTGCGCCTAAATATCTTCTCGCCCGCGTTGCTAATCACATCACCAAGACGCTTGCAAAAACTTTCCAAAATATACCGAGCCTGCTTCTGCGCAACATCCTTATCTTTCTTCCCAAATGCAAGCTCCAAAGACAGTGAATTCATCATGTCGCAAACCTCTTCCAGTTCCTCCATATCAGATTCACTTAAGGCAAAGTAATCTTGTTCTGTATATTTAGGCTTCATGTGTTCTTCTCCTTTAGCTTGGTTTCAACGTCATCATAAAATTCTCTCCCTGATAACGCGCCATGAAAATGAAACTCTGCTATCTCAGCAAGTTCTTCACGCGTTAGCCCAACCCATTCGCGTTCTGGAACCATTCGC